ACTACAGTTTGGCCATTTTACACACCAATCGGGTGGACCACTTGAATTCAAATGTGGACTCGTTTATATCGCACGCAATCGAATACTACGAACTGGAAGCGTGTTCCGGTGGCGATGGTGGTGGCGGCGACAATAATAACATTATGCACTTCATACGGAACGCGTACGAATACGTTGAGCGCAATGAATTCGTACACAAGTACGCAAACATGCGGTTGTACGAGCACCAGAAACAGCTGTTCACGGTAGTAAAACGCCCAGGACCGAAGCTCGTGCTCTACATCGCCCCCACGGGAACCGGTAAAACGCTGTCGCCACTCGGCCTGACCGAACATTTCCGCGTCGTTTTCATCTGCGCCGCGCGGCACGTGGGTCTAGCGCTCGCAAAATCGGCCATCACCATGAAGAAAAAGGTCGCGTTTGCGTTCGGCTGCAATAACATCGACGACATCCGGCTGCACTATTTTGCGGCAAAGGAAGCCACCCGCGATTGGCGCACGGGCGGCATTCGAAAGGTGGACAACAGTGTCGGCGATAACGTGGAGCTCATGATTTGCGACGTAAAATCATACCTTTACGCGATGCACTACATGCACGCATTCAACCCGCTGGACCGATTGATCATGTACTGGGATGAACCCACCATTATGCTGGATCACCCGAACCACGCGTACCATCCAATTATTCACAACACGTGGGCAAAAAATATAATTCCAAACGTGGTTCTCTCGTCGGCCACGCTGCCGCAAGAAACCGAAATTCGCGACACGCTCAGCGATTTTCATGCCCGATTCCCCGGAACCGAGGTGCACAGCATTGTAAGCCACGACTGCAAGAAATCCATTCCGATTGTAAACAAGGACGGTTTCGTCGAACTACCGCACTACGTTTTTGCCAACGATGATTACGAACGGGTGAAAGAAAGCGTTCGCCACTGTGAGCAGTACCCGACAATCATGCGGTATTTCGACATGCGCGAGGCGGTGCGTTTCATACACGCCGCGCACGAAATGGGTGCAGTGAGCGCCCCCAAATATTCCGTGTTCCGTTATTTTTCGGGCAAAATAACGGACATAACCATGACGAGCATAAAAACGTACTACCTGGAAATGCTGGGAAATATAACCCCGGACGTGTGGCCCGCCCTCAGCGCGGCACTCTTGTCCAGCAGGCCGCGGTTGTACGAGTCCAGCATATACTTCACAACCGCAGACGCACACACGCTCACGGACGGACCCACCATTTATTTGACAACCGATGTTGAGAAAGTGGCGATGTTTGCCCTGCAATCCGCGCGCATTCCGACCACCGTATTTGACGACATTATGGAAGACATCAGTTATAACACGGAGCTAACGGAACGCATCGACGTTCTGGATAAGCGCATCGACGACGAGCGGGCTAAACGCGAAGGCAGTGGCGGAACCGACGGGGGTGCGGTAGCGGGTGGCCGCGCCGTCAGTAAAAAAGATCTGGAGTCCAAAATGTGCATAAACGAAAAATCGGACAAGGTTAAGAAAAAATATGACGAGCTGTTTTTGTTGCACGGAAAAGTGAACGACCTGAGGGCACAGGTTAAAACAATAACGCTCAACGAGCTCTTCATACCGAACAGTAGCGAACACTTGCATGAATGGACTGGCGGAAAAATAGAAAAGACAAATCAGTGCATGGGCGATGTTGATCCCGAAACCGTCGAGCGCATTATGTTGCTACCGGTAGACAACACGTGGAAGCTGCTGTTGATGATGGGGATCGGCGTGATTTCGTCGCAGGTCAGCAGCGCGAATGCAAACACGCAGTACAGCGACGTGATAAAGAGTTTGGCGCAAAATCAGAAGCTGTACCTGATTATCGCGTCGTCCGACTATATTTACGGTACAAATTACCAGTTCTGCCACGGGTACATTGGAAAAGACTTGGCGACGATTACACAAGAAAAAACGATACAGGCAATGGGTCGAATCGGGCGAAACGCCATGCAGCAGGATTACACGGTGCGATTTCGCGACGACCGCAATATTCGCAAGCTATTTTTAGCGGTACTGCCGGAAGATAAACTTGAAGTTATAAATATGAACCGTTTATTTATTTCATAGCGATTGGTTGCGGCGAGATTATATTGTATTATTATTTATTATATATTATCATTTATTATTTTATTATTATACATTTCATAATAAATTAATATATTATTATAATTTATTATACTAGTAACGCACGCAATAATGTATACACTCAACGTAGATCCAGACCCGATAATAAGCGAATGCAACCCGTTTGGAGACTTTGTTGTGTATAAGGATTTTACAATCACTCACCCACATCATTCACCTTCGAGCCGCGTTCTTGCCGGAATCGTGATACAGTGCGTAGAAAAAACCACAACCGTCACAGATGCGGCGGGCACGGTGTATAACACCACCCAAGCTATAAACGCCCTTACAAGCAACCAAGTTAATTACAGCAACGGCAAATATTTAGAATATTTTAAAATCAATACTGATGGAAAATCCAGGGTCGGCGACCAATTTCAAAATGGACCCATCGTTCAATATGAAAACACGAAACGGTTGTATGTACCCTATACATATGATACGGACGACGCCAAGTACAATACGTATAAAACTGCCGGGGAAATTGTTATGGTGGGTGAAAACTGGTTTATTTCGAACACGCATCCCAATTACAATACTATAAAATCGCGCGCTATGGGGTGGACCAAAGCCGACGGTCCGGCAAACGGGCTAGAATATATGGTGTACTCGCAGGACAAGTACGACGAATTAAAGAGTTATGCGTCCAGTAATATTTTAACGCACCGAGTGGTTGTAAGATGGACTCATGCCGATCCGAACACGGTTGTTGTTTCAACTATCAATCGCGCCAGAGGTTCGCGTTCCCCAATAACCTCCACAAAAACAGCCAACGAAGTAAAACAGTTGAAATCAAAACCGAACCCGAGACAATCTAGCCGCACTACAGCGGCGGCGGCGGCAACCGCAAGGGCAGGGGTAAGGGCGGGGGCAGCATCGCGCGCCAGTGCACGGCGTGGTGGGCGACGGCGATACCGTCGATCTATGAAAAAAAAATGAAAAAGTATGTCGTCAACTGAACAGCGTCGGGCTGCTATATTCTCATGCATGAGAGAGTTTTATATAGCACCGTCATAATAAACCAAAAAATTTGATTATGTCAGAGTACGTCGTACATACGCGCATTCGATTTTATTACATAGTCTGCATTCCTCACCCACCCGATTGAGAATATTGCTGTTGCTGCTGCTGTTGCTGTTGTTGTTGTTGTTGTTGTTGTTGCTGACCCCTACCACCGCGACGCATGGTTTTATGTGTGCGACGACGACGTCTATGCGCACGCCGTCTAGAACGGAATGATGTTTTTGACATTGTAGTATATATATATATATAGTATTAATTATATAGTATAATATATAATATTTTTATAATTTTAAATAAATAAATAAATAAAAATATTAATAATATAAAAATAAATAAATAAATAAATAAATAAATAATAAATAATAAATAATAAATAAATAAATAAAATGTCGTCCGCATCCGAACCAACCGAATCGGTTATTATCGAAAACATAGAAAATGGAATAGTCGAGTACTACAAGTTGAAAGCCGTGTACGAATCTAAAATAGCCGACGTTAAGAAGAATTTTTTAACCAACCACGGCAATCAGTTGTCGTTGCCCGAAAAACGATCGCGAATGGACGCGCTGCGCAATTCGGTTAAATGCGTGAACTGTCGCCAAGTAGGCGGAATGACGTTTTCAAACACAAATGGAGAGTTGCGAATCGCGTGCAAGGCGACCAGGCCGTGCATGAACAAGATCATTAAAAAACCTAAATATCACAACGTAGAAACGCTGATGTACGACGCGTACAAGGAAGTCAACCGGTTGAAGGAACAAACGATCCAGCTTAAATTAAACTTGTTGTTTAATTACGCAACCGAAGAAGACACGGTTGCGGAATTTGGAAAACTCCAAAAACAAGTGAATGACGCATTCACAAAGTACGATCAACTCAGGACGCAATATTATCACGTGGTGCAGAACGCCGAGCGCACAAAAAAACTGCACAGTTTAAACGTTGAAATACAGACGGAAATACAAACAACAAAACGCGAATTGTCGTCGTCTCAGCAGCAGGTGGTGGGTGTAGAACAATCCGTTGTAGCCGATGCAGTCGGTCGAATCCACGAAACGCTCCTACCGCTGATTAAGATGTATTCAGAAGTTAAGTTTGATTACAACGAGGTCATTCCCGATTACGACAATGAGAGCCAGAGCCGGCTCGTACAGAAAACGACCGGATTTAAAAATATGGTGCGGCCCATACTGTCCACGTCTTCGGCGACCGTAAAACTGAACCGCGTCAAGGCGGCAATGTCATAATAACAAAAATGATTTCATTTTATATTACGTTGTTTACGATATAAATAAAAATTAAATATATCATAAAATATAAAATATAAAATATAAAATATAAAATATATCATAAAGTAAATAAACTAAATAATAACATGGATCGCCGACTATATGGAGGCAGGGGTGGGACGGTCCTGACGCCGGCATACATGTCATTTTTAGACGCTTATTATGAACACGTTCGCGATACGAGCGCAATGTTCCGGTCGATAAGCGACACACTGCGCGCGACCATCCAGACCCAGACCCAGACCCAGACCCAGACCCAGACCCAGACCCAGACCCGGACACCCCAATCGTTTGGCGGGCTGGTTCCGCCACCGGAATCCGATCGCGCCGATCGCGCCGCTCGCAGGACATCGGCATCAAATGTCCGCGCTGATGAAGATGTTGATTTTATATCCGGCGTCACTTTCAATATACCGATTCACGACACGGATACGAACATTTTTAATTTACTGGCATCGTACATTAATAATCCGCATCATGCTGCGAATACCACAAACACGCCCGGAACAACAACGCGGCCAAGGGCAAATATTGCCGACAATACGGTCAGTATGCGATACGCTGACATTGGGCAAGATCGCCGGACGTATGAGTTGTGCCCCATTACAAGAGACACGTTCACAAACGACACCCGCGTATTGGTTATGCGGTGCGGGCATTATTTTTCTGAAAACGGATTAACCGAGTGGTTAGCAACACATACGACGTGCCCTATTTGTCGGTACGATTTCGGAACGACTGCAACAACTGAACATGTTAATAATAATAATAATAATAATAATAATAATAATATAATATGATGACATATTTTTTATTTTACCAATAAAATAAATAATATATTTATAACATATAATAATAATAATAATAATAATAATAATAATACAATGTCAATGTTCGAATACGTATCGTTTCCAATTTTCCTGATAAGTCTGGCGATTGGGATGTTTTACGTGTACGTTGTGGTTCCATCACCTCGCGTTATTGTGGTGTACCCAACCCCCGACAATTCCAACGAGTTTCAGTTCAAAGACTCGGCCAATAACTGTTTCGAATACGCCCCGAAAGAAGTCAAGTGCCCGTCGGACAAATCGCTGATCAAGAATATACCGATACAGCACCAAACGGCGCCACCAGTTTAGAACATATAAACGATATGTAATAAACGATACGCGTAATAAACATACGTAATAATAATATAAATAATATAAATGATGAAACTGCTCAGTATCGACGTTGGCATAAAAAATCTGGCTTTTTGTTTATTGGATGTGTCCGCCGCAACCGCCAACGACGACGACGGTGCAGTAATAAACGAATGCAGCATCCTGCAATGGGGAGTTATTGACGTGTGTCGTAGCGAACAAGACGAGGCTGCCGCCGCCCAGCGCGCAGCAGCTCATCATAAATGCTCGCATTCGATTCATAAATCCAAATCCAAATCCAATACAACAACCGCATGCGCGTCCAACGCCGCATTTTTTTATTATAAAGAGGACCAGTTGCATTTTATTTGTAAGAGACACGCCAACAAAATGAGAGAATCTGGTAATAAGTGTGAGTATCAGGGCGATAATCATCATTCACAAAAAAAAGTATTTCATTTTGCATCCGACACAAACGAAGTCGTTGTCGCCGGGCCGCTTAAACCGGCCAAGCTGCTCAACGCCGGGACCGCAGAACAACTGTTCACATTCTGCAAAGCGCACGACGCATGCGAGCCGGAATGGGAAATGGCAGCCCCGCGCTGGACCGGACTGAAATCGGTCATGCGGGATCGCGCGCGACACGTCATGCGCACGCGGTACATGCACGCATATGACGCACTGAATGAGATATCGGCAATACTGGATCCGGTTCCTACCGGCATAAAATCAAAACCAATGTTAAAAGCAAAACAACATGAACCGGAACACGTTTCTCTCATTACAGTTGGTTCTAACCTTATGATAAAATTTGATAAACTGTTCTACGGACCATCATCGGATAAACCGGACAATGTAATTATTGAAAACCAGATAAGTCCCATCGCCACGCGAATGAAGACCGTGCAAGGGATGGTGACGCAGTATTTTTTGATGCGCGGGATACCGCCTGACCACATATCCTACATATCGGCGACAAATAAGCTGAAGGCGTGGACGAGCGTTAATGACGATGCTGACGAAATCGACACGTACGACGGGCGAAAGAAGATGGGTATTGCGTGCGTGCGCAAATTGTTAAGTGGTGACGACGGGGTTGCCTGTGCGTGTGTGGGTAGTAACGATTGTAAGAAGATCAAGTTTAAAATGAGCGCAAGTACCGCGCTCCAATGGCGGCCCGTATTTGAAGCGCATAAAAAAAAAGATGACATGGCCGATTCATTGTTGCAGGGGTTGAGTTATTTATAAAATTTAAAAATTTAAAAATAAAAAAATAAATATATAATAATATCATATATTATTATATTAATAATAAATGTCAACCGATGTCGTAGCGGAGTATCCCGCATGTACGCCCATGTACCGCGCATGGTTGACAAAATTTTTAAAATACAACGAGCCGCGCGCATCTAAATTTAGAAATTCTAAGAAGAAACCCATTTTCGGGTTTATTCGCGCAGAATTATCGAGGATCAGCGCGAATGATAATGACGGGGTTGAAATGTATTCAACTTGTGGACTACTTGTCCAAACCGGGTTTTTTGATGCGGTTAATTCTCTCATGAATTCCAATAACATTTTCGCAGATAGAGCCATTTCAACTGAGGGAGCGTCGTCGTCATCGTCGTTGGCGGGACCGCGTCAGAAAATTCAATACTTGCAGAACATATTCGAAACTGAAGCGCGCGATATCAAGCAGCGCGTTGCTACAAAGCTTCTTCGCGCAGAACCGATCATGGAAATAGTGTGGTATTGCGCGTTGCGTCGCAAAGAAATTGCATTTCTGCAAATGGATCCCGCATTTTCAGAAATTGGAAAACCGCGGGTTGGACCAACAACACCTAGACGATCCGGGGTGCGATTTGACACTTACCCCGATTCAACATCGCCCGTGATTGAATGCAACGGTGCGCACTTGATTCCCTACATTGATAATAGGATCGGTCGTGAAAATAATTTCTGGTATATCAGCGAGCGCCTGGAACACGGGGCGCGCGTCGAGTACGATTTAACAATTTTAGAGCGCGACGAGGAGTACGGAACTTTGTCATGGCACCATTTTCAAGAATCTGGTAAAAAGCCGATGCAGGGAATTTTCGACACGATATCATTTCTGTACGAGGAGCTTGTTTCGTCAATGCGGCATTCCGCGATTGTGAGGCGAATGCATACACGTCGGCGCGGCAGCGGCAGTCTTGGTGGTGGTAGTCGCAGTCGCAGTCGCAGTCGCAGTCGCAATAATCCCGATTCCAAAATTATGCACCGTAGAACGGAGTTAATTGCCAAAATGTGGTGGTGGTTTTGCCAGGCAATGCCGCTGTACCGCGGTTCGGCTGCGGTGGCAGAATTTATTTTTATGCCGATGGTGGAATTATACACTCAGTACAGATACACCGTCTGCGCTGAAAAAACACCAACAAAATTGGTTGATATATACGCGCTGACGTACAGCAAGGATGAATTTGTTAGCATGTTCAAGCAACAATTCCTCAAGCGGTACGTTCCAAATAATGTGGCGCAACGCGACGTTAGGCAGTTTGTTTAAAATAGTTTCACCAAAATGTATGGATAAATCCTGCGTTTGAAATGTAAAAAGGTGTAATAAAATCATATT